TGCTGGTGCAATGACTGACGTTAGATATGAGGCGGCTACAATTAATACAGCTGGACAAAAGCTGTGGGAATTAGCTGGCTTAAGTGAAGATCCAGGAGGAATGTTATATGTTTCTATAACATTTGACGCAACTGGTGGAACTGCTGGAACTTTATCTTGGGATATAAGTTACACAGTTAATTAGTAAATAATTTTAGGCGGTGGAAGCGAGAGTGGAAGCCGCCTAGAGTGCAAAATCATAAATGACAAAATTTGTTTTAATTCTTCATCTTTGTATGTTCGAAGGCGAAACAAAATGTATTTCAGAACAAATTATTCCTTATCAATTTAAGGATTATTATTCTTGTGTAAGAGCTGGTTATCAATCCGCTTATGAAAGCTTTAGTGCTTTAAAAATTAAAGAAATTAATGAAAATAAAATAGCTGTGAAAATAGAATGTAAGGAACTTCAAGGAGTATAAAATATTATGAAAAAAATAAAAAAATATTGGAATAGTAGAAGCAAAACAATTAAATCATTTGTTGTTACTGTTATTGTTCTTATTGTAATTGGTATAATTTTATAATGGCTAGTGTTGTAAATATGTGCAACTCCGCATTAAATTTGCTGGGTGCATCAACAATAGCAGCTTTAACAGACGACACTAAAAATGCTCGTTTATGCAATCAAAGATATGAGCCAGTAAGAAATAGAGTATTTAGATCTCATGCTTGGAACTGCTTACATAAAAGAGTTCAATTAGCTCAAAATAGTACAGCTCCAGTAATTGAATATGATCATGCTTACGCATTGCCTTCGGATTGCTTAAGAGTATTAAAAATTCACAATGGTACAACAGACAGTATAGCGGATGCTTTAGATTATAAATTAGAAGGTAGAAATATTATTACTGATGAAGATACCGTTTATGCAATCTATATAGCTTTAGATACCGATCCAAATAATTACGATACTTATTTAAGAGAAAGTATTTCACATCAACTAGCAGCCGATCTTTGTTATGCAATAACTAACAACGCAACTTTAGCAAATCAATATATGACTAGAGCTGATGAAAGATTAAGAGAAGCAAGATTTATAGATGCTACAGAAAATAGTTTAGGAACTATTGAAAGTAACGAATTTACTAACGCAAGATTATAATGCCTAGAACAACTGCTGCTTTAAACAGTTTTGTCTCTGGAGAGTTTTCTGCAAAGCTTGATGGTAGAACAGACTTTGAAAAATATCCTTCAGGATGTAAAACTTTAGAAAATATGTTAGTGCATCCGCAAGGTGCAGCAGCAAGAAGAGTAGGTACTCAATTTATTTCTGAAGTTAAAACAAGCTCTGCTAAAACAAGATTAATACCTTTTGAATTTTCAACAACACAAACTTATGTTTTAGAATTTGGAAATACTTATATCCGTATGTTTAAGGATAAAGGTCAAATTACAGAAGGTGATGTAACAGTAACTGCAATTACTAAAGCTAATCCAGGAGTAGTGACTGCAAATAGTCATGGTTATGCTAATGGAGATTTTGTAATTTTATCAAGTGTAATAGGTATGACGGAAGTAAATGGTAAAACATTTAAAGTATCAAACAAAGCTACCAATACTTTTGAACTAGAAAATGTCGATGGAGTTGATGTTGATACATCTGGCTTTACAACTTATTCTTCAGATGGTGATGCTAATAGAATTTACGAAATAACTTCTCCTTATTTAACAGCAGAATTATTTGAACTAAAGTTTGCTCAATCAGCAGACGTTATGTATATCACTCATCCAAATCACGAAGTGATGAAGTTAAGTAGAACTGGTCATACTGCTTGGACATTAACTGAAGTTGCTTTTACTGATGGTCCTTATCTTCCAACAAATACAACAGCAACAACTATAACTCCTCAACAAACTGCGGCAGCATCTGGTAAAACTTTAACTTTATCTGCTGTAACTGGTGTCAATGGTGGTGTGGGTTGGTTAGCAACAGACGTTGGTAGAATATTAAAATTTAATTCTGGTAAAGCAATTATTACAGCTAGAACAAATGCAACAGTAGCAGTAGCAACTATTACAACAGCATTCACTAATACAGATGCGACAGCTGCTTTTAATTTAGGAGCATTTTCTGACACTACTGGTCATCCTTCTTGTGTTTCTTTCTTTGAACAACGATTGGTATTTGCTGGAACAACTGATGAGCCACAAACTTTATATTTCTCTAAATCTGGAGATTACGAAAACATGACAACTGGTACAAATGCTGATGACGCTATGGTTTATACCATTGCCAGTAACCAGGTTAATAAAATTAGATATTTAAAAGCAGTAAGAACTTTATTGATAGGTACTACTGGTGGAGAGTTTTCAGTATCAGCTGATGGTACTGATGCAGCGGTTACTCCAACGAATGTAACTATTAAAAGACAATCATCACATGGAGCAGCTAATGTTGATGCTCAACCAGCTGGTAATGCTGTTTTGTTTTTACAACGTGCTAAAAGAAAAATTAGAGAACTAGCTTACAACTACGATAGTGATGGATATGTTGCACCTGATTTAACTATACTTAACGAAACCGTTACTAATAGTGGAATAACTGAAATGGCTTATCAACAAGCACCAGATAGTATTTTATGGTGTGTTAGAGACGATGGAGTTTTAGCTGGTCTAACTTATCAAAGAACAGATAATGTTGTTGCTTGGCACAGACATATTATCGGTGGCAAATCAGATACTGGTAAAAATATTATTCAACAAAAAATAAATTTTACAGCTAATAGTACAATTGTTAATGGTACAGCCAACTCAATTACTTTAGCTTCACATGGTTTAGCAACCAATGATCCAATTTATTATTATGCTGCTGCAAATCCAATTACTGGAATATCAAGCGGTAGTCTTTATTATGTAATTAGAACTGATGCTAATACAATTAAACTTTCTTTAACTGCTGCATTGTCTGCAGCTGGAACACCAATTAGTTTAACTGCACCAGGCACAGCATCAACACAATCTATTTATCAAGGTGTTAATATATCTTCTAATGTTATTTATTCAGCAGCTCATGGATTTAAAACTAGAGATGTTATATTTTACGATAATGTTGGAACAACAATTACTGGGTTAAGTGAAAACATACCGTATTATGTTTCAAGAGTAGATGCTAATCAGTTTAAACTTTATACCGATAGTAATTTAGTTAATGTAGTTTCTTTAACTTCAGCTCACACATCAGAGCAAGTTGATAATATTTTACAAAATGCAAAAATTGAAAGTGTTGCAACAATATCTGGAGACTTAAACGAAGATGAACTTTGGATCATTTCTCAAAGATGGGTTAATGGAGCTGTTAGACGTTTTGTTGAATGCTTTTCTGATTTTGATTTTGATGAGACTGCACCAGAAGATTTTAAATTTTTAGATAGTCATTTATCTTATTCAGGTGTTGCAGTTAGCTCATTATCTGGACTAGATCATTTAGAAGGTGAAACAGTATCTATCCTGGCGGATGGTGCTACTCATGCAACAAAGACCGTTGCAAGTGGTGCAATAGCTTTAGATAGATCAGCAACAAAAGTTACCGTTGGTTTACCTTATTCTTCAGTATTACAAACTATGAGAATAGAGGCTGGTGCTGGTCAATACGAAGGTACAGCTCAAGCAAAAATTAAAAGAATTTCAAAAGTAGTATTAAGATTATTTGAAACCGTTGGAGCTAAAGTTGGTCCTTCATTGGATAACCTTGAAACCGTACCATTTAGAACGACATCTGGTGCAATGGATTTACCAGTATCAACATTTTTAGCTGGAGATAAAGAAGTAGAATTTGCAGACGATTACAACACAGACGGATTTATATTTGTTAAACAAGAACAGCCATTACCACTAACAATATTAGCTTTATATCCAACTATTGTAACTAACGATGGCTAGTGAATTAAAACATTTTTTACCAGAACACGCAGATCAAATTATATCTTTTGGCATGAACTCAAAGTTAATGGAAATTGACGCAAGTTATGAAGATAACAGAATTTGTAACTACTCAACTGAAGGCAATGCTTACACAATGTTTATGAATGGAAAGCCAGTCTTTGCAATAGGTATTGTTATATTGTGGGATGGAGTAGCTGAAGGTTGGGTTATTGCATCACAAAATATATTTGAAATGAAATTTTTAGCAGCAAAAACAATGAAGGAATTAACAGACGATATGTGTAAAAAAAATAAAATTAAAAGATTACAAACATCCGTTAAGGCTGATTTTAAATTAGGTTTAAGATTTGCAACTTGGCTTGGACTAGAAATTGAAGGATTAAAAAAAAGTTACGGTCCAGATGGATCAGATTTTTATCAATTAGGAAAAATATATTAATATGAGTTTTATTGGGGATATAATAGGTGGCTACGGTGCTAGTCAACTTGGAAGATACAATCAAGGTGTAACACAAGCACAAGCTAGAGTTGATGCTGCCAAAGCTCAAGTTAGCGATAAAATTTATAAATCTATTGAAATACCAAAATTAATAATAGACCTTGATAGTGCGTATTCTCAATTTAACGTT